TAATTAAATTTAGAAAAATCCGCTTTTGAACTATCTTTAAAATATAATTTAACCCGTTTTGATACTTTTAATTCTTTGATCATTTCTTTATACGGTTCTTTTAAGTCTGTATTTGTATCAAATCCAATATATTTTATATCAGGAATTACTACTGCACCTAGCATTCTACCACCCCAACCCATTGTTGGATCTAATATACAAGTAGGATTATATATTTGATATATATATTTTGATATTAACGGTTTGAACAATGAAACTGACACCATATATAAAGTATAAAAATGAAAAATATTATTATCAATATTTTGTGATTTTTCTTTTATAAATTCTTGAAAATATTTATATCCTTTTTCACCTAGATAATCAGAAGGTTTTTTATAAAAATCGTAAAAATTAAATCCATCTTTATTTAATTTGTTTCCTTTTACATCTAATCTATAAGGAAACATCCAATAATTTAAAAAAGCATTACCTGATCTTTTATTTAAATCCTTCTTTGTTGGTTGAATTTCAATTAAATTATTTAAATCTTTTAATGCATCTTCTTTAGTTATATTTCTTATTTTACTTGCAACTATTTTTTTAGTTTTTGTCATTTCTCCACCAATAAATGGTGGTAAATTTGATTCACCTTTTATTACTTGTTTTAATTTAATTTGTTTTTTTAAATTTTTTGGATCTATTTCTGATGGTAATAAAGGGGTTTGTTTATTTACTCTGATAGTTGGACGATATACAGGGTATTCTTTATTTCCAATGTCAGACCATTTTTCTTTGTACCAAGTTTTTAATTTTTTAGGTTTATTATCCTCTGTATAAGTTCCGCCCATTTCCTTGTACAATTTAATTATAAATCCTGATTTGTAGGCACTAGATTTTAAATATTTTTCATCTGCTATTTTCTTCGCTTTTTTATATAATTTTGGATTATCAATTATAGGCATTATAATAGTAAATAATATATTTTTTGTTTTTTCTTAATTTAATAAGAAAAAACAAAAAGTGGAAAAGTGGCAAATTTACGAAATCCGCTTTTTATTATATAGTTAAAAGCGGTTTTCGTATTCTTGCCATTTTTTAGTTTTTTATTATATTTAATATATATTATTAATTAAAAAATTGTAATCTAAAATAAAAATATCTTCATCATCATATCCGAAAATTTCAAAAAGTGATGAATCTAATTTTTTATCTTTTGTTGCATCTAAATATTGCTCAAGTGTAATAAAATTAGTTATCTTTTTAACTTCAGTAATATTAGTATTTTTAATAATTTGAATAAGGGTCTTAATTTGGTTTTCCATTAATATATAATAAGAATAAACCCTTAAATGCTTTTAGTTTTTTCTTATACATTTAAAAGACCGTTATTAAGTCCGTAATCTAATCCTGAAAAGTCAAGAAATTGAATTTCTATTTTTGGTTTATTATAAATATATAGATTAGTCATTACAAAATTATAAATATCCCTAGTCATTTCTGGAATAAATGATTTATAGTTCTTTTCACTTTCTTTTTTTGATTGAATGACTTGTTTTTCAAAATAGGTATTATAAATATTTTTAACGATGCAATTAGAACTACTATTTTTATTTAAATCTTTGAAATAAAACTTTTCAAATATCTTATTTACTAATTCTTTTGATAATAATTTATTTTTATTAATTTGATCATCTGTTGGTAAAATAGATTCCCATTTATTAAATTCTTTAATTTCCTCAAAAATATTTGATTCTTGATATTTTAATTTTTTAATTGCGGATATAAAATTAATGTACTTTTCATTAAATGCTATTGCAATCTCTTCTTTTTCTTTATTAATAAATTGATTTTTGAAATAATATTTTTTAATTGCTAATTTATCATCTAATGTTGCTTCTTGTTGATATATTTTTTGTGTTAATTTTTCAAGTTCTTCATTATTAATATCTTTAATAGTTGAATAACTGTACGATAAATCAGTATCATTAATTAACTTTTCAATATATTGATCTAATTCTTTATTAAGTGCTTCTTTTGAATAATCAATCTTATAATGTGCTAAATTACAAAATAAATTAAAAGTTGCTTTTAATGGTGAATACTTTTCAATTAAAATATTTTTTACTAACTTTTGATAAATAGGGCAATTATCTACTAAATTTGAATCATCTTGAAATGTTGTATTTTTCATTCCTTCCAAATAACAGATAAATATATTATTACTTTTTAATTGTCTGCATCGGTAGGATACCTGAATAATATCTCTTGGTGATGAAAATGATGCAATACTTAAAAATACACTATCAAAATCAAATTTTTCGTAATTAATACCTACATTTATTTTATTATTTGTCATTACAAAATCTACTTTTTCCCAATTATCATTTACATTATCTAATGTTTTCAATATTTTATCATCTGAATCTGCATTATAAGATAATCCTTTTTTATTAGTATTCTTTTCAAATACTTCTTGAAGTGATTGCATTGAAGGATAATCTTTACATCCATCTTTATAAGGATAATAAATAAATACTTTCTTATTTTCTTTAAGGGTATTAATAATTCCCCCGCACCAAGAAGTAAAATTTGATTTAGTTTTAATTGTTCTATTAACTACTGATTTATTTAGTTCGTAAATATTTACATCATTTTCTGATAAACTTTGAATAAAATCAATTGTTTTCTTGCTTGTAAATGCATCAAGTAAAATTACCTTTTCAGCATTCTTTAATATTTTAATAAATCTTTCCCAGCAATTCTTTTTCTCAGTTGTTAAAGTACTATTATTAAACCATCTATCCAATACAGTTTCAATTTCATCAATAACTACTACTTTATAATTTATTTCTGTATAAAATAAACTGTTAATACAAATAATTAATTTATCTTGTAATGGAATAGTATTTTTCTTTTCTGAACTTGTTTTAAAATCTTTGTAAAATGCTACATTAATATCATCTGCTTTTAATCGTTGTGTTGTGTTCTGTGCAAGTGCAATATTTGGTGTAATCCAAATAAAAGAATCTTTATCTTTTAAATATTTAACTGTTTGGTAAGTCTTACCGCTTCCCATTCCAGTGTTAAGAATAGTATATTTAGATGATCTAAAATGATCTTGTGAAAGTGCATCTACTTTAATTGTTTCAGGTAAAATAAATGATCTTTCAAAATTATTGAAATGAGTATCTCTTCTAATTTTTGGATAATATTTTAGAATTAATGTTTTAATCTTTTTAATATTAACTTCTGGAAATTTAGATAAAACTGACCAGTGTTTCATCCATTTTTTATAATTTGATTCAGATTCATTTTTATTTTTGTACCAACTATAAAATGTTTCAAATTCTATCTGATTATAAAAACAGAATCTTGCAATTAAATGTGTGTATTTGTGATAAAATTCTTTATTAATTGGTAATAATTGTAATGCTTGTAATGGTGTAAAATTATTAATATCAAATTTATCAGGTGCGTTTAAACTCATCTTAGGTAAATCGCCTAAATCAAATTTGGTAATTTTGGTTTTCTCTACTTCAATTGCTATTTTAGTTTCGTAATTAAAATTAAAACTCATTTTAGCATTATAAACATTTGTAAAGAATGTAGTAATAAGATGCTTTTTAAGATCATCATTATAAATTACAGATTGAATTCTTCCATCTTCTTTAGATTGATTTACGCATTTAAAAAAGCGGTTTTTGGTATAAACTTTAGTATCAAATGAGTCATCAAATGTTTCTTTTAAATACTTTGATAATAATTTGATTGTTTCCCTTTCTTCTTCATTTTTAATTAGATAATTATTTAATACGATGTGATAAGATTGTCTTACTTCAGATTTAGACCCGCTTACTGCAATATCTGCATTTTCAAATAATTCTTCAATCTTAGGAATAATTTTACTATATATATCGTAATCTTTATTATCAGCATCAATATCAAAATATACTTTGTGAGGAAATTGATCTATTACTTCGTAAATACAGTTATCTTTTTGTACTAGTCTTAATAAAGAAGAACTATTTACATCTGCCCACATATTACCTCTTGATTTAGTTTTACTCCAAATTACCAAATGATCTAGGGGTTTTGAATTTATTACTTGTTGCATTGCCCCGCATCGTTCTGATGCATTCTTTAACCAATTTATTTTTAAATGTTTTACTACTTTAAAGTCGGGGTTGTTTTTTCTCATATATACTTATATAAGATTTTATTTTTTAAATAGTTTTTTTTTATAATTAAATTTTTATATATTTAAAGTATTTTTTTATATTAAATATTTTTTAAATACTTAATATAAAATTAGATAAAATTAATCAACTTTTTCTAGAGTATCTTTTCTTTTTCGTTGATTATACTGCCTCATATATTCCGCTTTTTTCTTCTTAAAGTCTTCATCATCCTTTATTTTTTGGTAGCGTTCAGACGACTTTTTTATTAATTCTTCTTTCTTTTGTTGATACTCATCACGCTTTTTTTCTTTAATCTTATCGTAATATTTCTTACTTGCTTTTTTCTGTGCAGGGGTATATTTTACTGATTTTTCAGAATTCATTATTAATATATACTAGATATTTTTTTTCTATATAGTTTTTTTTTATTTTTAAATATAATTTAATTCTTTAAATAAGAAAAAACTAGGGGTAAAAAGTGGCAAGAATACGAAAACCGCTTTTATCTATTAAGTTAAAAGCGGAAACCGTAAATTTGCCACTTTTTACCCCTAGTTTTTTATTATTGAATATTCAGTCATTCTTTAAAATAAATGCTTCTTTTTCACTTAAAATAACTTTTGGATAAGTTTTTAAAACAGTGATCCATCTTGAATTAAGTTTTTTTAATTTCTTGATCTGTTCTTTATCCATTCCTAAGTACGAATCGCAGATATATTTTAAATTACGACCACCAATTGTTGCAGGAAAGAATGTTAAACCTGTTGCTTCATTCAAAATCATTTTAGTTGCATTACCTCCAGCACTAACGTGGAAAGTAATAGCAACACTTATTTTGTGATGTCTTCCCGTCTGTAAAAAGTTATTCATATAAGTCCAAACCACCGCTTTAGTCTTCTTATCTGAAATATTATCAACATCGTCAAAAATAACTAAACTGTCTTTAAAATCAGCAGTAGGTATTATTTCATCATCAATAAATTCTTTATCTAATTTAATTCTTTTCAAACCCTTTATTTTATCTAATCCTTCTTTATCTGAATCTAAAGTTGAAAAAACAAATATATTATTTTTTGGAAATAATTGACGATAATTATTCGCATACATTTGGACGAAGAAACTCTTACCACTTCCAGATTGTCCAAAGATATAGAATACATCTCTTTCTTTATTAGTATTTGGACAAGGTTCAAATTTTTCAGTTCCATCAAGAGTTAATTCTGATCCTCCACTTCTTGCGTTTTCAGTTATAGATAAAACTGCCTCCGCTTTCTTACCCTTCTTCACTATTCCTAATACATCACCTTTTGGTTCGTAAGTTAATTTATAATTATTGAATGACATTTTATATTATAATAATATAATATAAAAAATCTAAATTTTATTTTTAAAAGAATTTTTTCGCATCTTCGTTTATCATTTTAAATAATTTCTCTCTAATTTTTTTGATAATTGAAAATTTATTTTTATTAATCGTCGCCCGATCTAAATCATTACTAAAATTTGTATTTGTATAAGATAAATCTTGTTTAATAGTTTGTAAATCACTATTAATATCATTTATATTTGGTTTTCTAAATTTTTGTTCTTGCAATAAAAGAAGTGTATCTAAGTCTGATCTTGCTTTATTTAATATTCCAATTTCTGAATTAAAATAATCAGTTAATTTTTTAGTTGGTTTTATAGAATATAACCGTTTTAATGCTTTATAATAATTGCCATCTTTTACCAACTCTAAATAATCTTTTTTGATACTTTGAATAATTTCTTTTCTTGTTTGTGTTGGATAGTTTTGATGATCACCAATAGTAAAGTAATAATTATCAGTAATTTCAATAAATGAACCATTTAAAAAATATACTTCATCAATTTTTATAGTAGATTTCATTTTTAAACAATCAATAAAATGATATCCATTTTTATTACCTTTTTTTATATCTTTATAAGTCCATCTAATAGGTTCTCCATTTACTTCACCACATTTAAAATCAGTTATATAAATATTTGGATCATTCATTGCATCAACAAATATATTTCTGAAATGATTACAAATTTTAATTAATAATTCATCTTTATCTTTAGTTCCAAAATGACTTTCCAAATCGTAATCTGAATTATATAAAATATTTTTTTTATTTGAACTACCAATTAATTTTATTTTACGTCCAATATTAAGTTTATAAAATTCTTTTGTTAAATTATTATTCAAATCTGATAATCTCTTCATTTATATTATTAATTTATAAAATAATATTAATAAATTTTATTACAATGCAAGTTCATTTAATCTTTCTCTTACTGCTTGTAGTAAATCTCTATTCCGTCCTTCTGCTTCTACTATATTATCTCTTTCACTTCTTAAACTTCCCAATTCTTTTTGTTCTGTTGGTGATAATGAATCTCTGCCTGAAAGTATAGCGATATCACCAGCGACTCTTTGATATTCAAGATCTAAAATTCCTAAAGTATCAGTTAAATCTCTGTATTGTCTTGCAAGTCTAGAATTTTCATCTGGAACTGCTGGTAAAAAAGCATCTTCTACTAGTGGTCTAAATGGTTTCCGTCCTGTATATCTACCTTTATCTTGTTCTAATTTATTTATATCTGATTCTAATTCTTGAATTTTCAGTTGTAAATCTCCTTCTTCTTGTGCTAGTCTTTCAATTTTTTCAGTTGTAGCAAATAATAATTTAATATTTGTTGGACTTCTTGAATTTGGATTTATAGATTGTAATAAATTCTGTAATACTTCTGCTTTTTGATTAAATTCTCTAGATTTTGAATATAATTTTTCAAGACTTTTATTTTTTACATCAATTTTTTTATTAAAATCATCAATAATTTTTTGTGTTTGCACAATATTTTTTTGTGTTTGTTCATTACCTAATATTTCTTGATATAAATTAAATGGTTGTGTTTGGTTTTCAAATGTTTTACCTGATAATTGTTGAGAGAAATTTGGTAAAAATTGAATATTTGGATTAACAAAGTTAGCAATAGATCGGGATGAAAGGGCGATAAATTGTTTAAATTTATTATCAATAGTTTCTAAAAATTTACGAATATCAACTGATTTATCACTTCTTTCGTAATCTTGTAAATAAGTAATTAAATCATTAAATCTTCGTTGAGTATCAATAACTTTTAATGCAATCTCTTCCAAATCAGATTGTAAAAACTTTTTATAATTTACTAATATTTTACCGTTATATTCAGCAATTAATTTAGTTAAAATAATATTAATTTTTGATAAAGTACTAATAATAAATTCATTACCAGTTAAAATTGGTATTGCCCGTCTTTTTCCTTTTAATGATGCTTCTACATCAGCAACTGTTGCAGGCGGTAATAAAGGAAGAACTACAGGAACAATATCGGGTAATGTATCCAAGTATATCATCATTGCATCATTCATTCGTTCAAGTGCATCACCTTCCCCTATTTGTTCTAATTCAGAAAAATTAAAAGATGGATTACCCGCTTTTAAATCATTATATATTTTTGTCATTCCAGCAATAACATCATCTTTTCCAAGTGCCATTGCTTCATATTGACTTAAATAAGATTGAACTTGTCCTAAGTAATATTTAATTAGATTTCTTAATTCAACATCACTAGTTTGTTGAACAACTTGAGCAAGACTATCAAGTAAATTATCAGGATCAATTGGAAAAGCACCACCACGATAACGACCAGCACCTTTCTTTTTACCTTTTTTACCTTTTTCACTTGGTGTTGTTTTTGGTGGTGGTTTTGGTGGTTTTGGTGATTTTGGTGCTTTTGGTGTATCTGCTTTCAGTTTTTTAAGTTGTTCTTTTCTTACTGATTGTGCAAGTTTAACAGCATCTTCATCACTAGTTATTTTCCCTAGAACCGTCTCAAGTTCTAAAATATAGTTATCTAATTGTTCTAAATTAGTTAGAATATCATATTTGAAAGTTTCAAATTGATCTTTATTATTACTACGATAAGAAAGATGTTTCTCATCTCTAATTGCGTTATTTCTATTAGTTGGATTTTGATCTGTTTTTATAATTGTTTTCCGTAAGGCACGACTGATTGCAAATAAAGAATTTGGATCAGTGATTAATGTATTATCTCTAGTCATTATAATATATAATATTAATATATAATTTTATAAATTTATTTATTTTTTGTTATTCTTTTTTCTTCTTCTTCCACCAAGAAATAATCGGTTTAATGATTCATTATCAATATCTTCTTCTTCTTCTTCTTGTATATTTCGTTGATCTTTTAATATTTCTCTATCTTTTCTAGCATTTTCAAAAAAGTTATTTCTTTTAATATAAATAGGTTTTAATTTATTCTCACCAATTGCAAGTGTTTCTGGATGAAATCTTAAATTAGGTAAAGGCATTCCTCTTTGATACCGTACTTTATCAAATTTTCTAGCAGTATCTTCAATATAATGAGAACCACCTAAAAGTTCAGCACCTAAACCGCTAAATATCATTGGTTCAGTAAATGGTGAGTAATTAGTTGCTTTACGGGTCATTGCGTCTTCGTAAGAAGCGATGTAATGGCGATGTGGTGTAGTTCTTTCTGTTTGTCTAATCATTATAATATATTAATAGATATTATAATAATTTTTAAATTTTATTTTTTAAAAAGTGGCAAAAATACGGTTTCCGCTATTTCTTATATAGTAAAAAGCGGTTTTCGTAAATCCGCCACTTTTAGTTTTTTATTATATTTAACGAATGTGTCTAGAAAGACGACCGCCCGACATCACACCACCCGACATTACACCACCAGACATTGCACCACCAACAGCACCAACGTGTGCTTTAGTGTTTTGGAAAGTATTATACCGTCTGTGATGCATTAGAGCAGGGTTATTAAAACGACTGGCGTGGTGGCGTCTTCCACCAATTAATCGTTCATATTCCGATTGCATCATTATAGATTCAGGGGCAGAGTTCATTTTGGTGTTTAGTACAACTTCTTTATTAAGAACACCTACTTCTGAAGAGCAGACACCCGCTTGACAAGTGAATACACCACTATTTACGGTGATTGTCATTACTTCAATTGGATAAGTAGTTGCGGTAGTTGTTACTCCGTAGTTGCACACAACATTAAGTTGAATTTGAAGGTTAAATGAACCGCTTGAAGAGTTGCTGAGGAATTCAGGAAGAGATAGATCTTTAACTGGATCAATAACAAGGATAGAACCAATAGTTCCAACCATTTCATTACCTGTTTCTCCATTTCTAGATGCCATACCACTCCATTCAAAAAAGTTCTGGGATGAACCATTACGACGGGACATTTTATAAATATCAGTAAGAGTTGCAGAACTAATTAAACCACTTGCAGAGTTGAAAAGAATTGTAGCAGATTGAATAGTGTAGAAAGAATCTGAATGACCATACGATTGCTGGGACATTGGAATACGACAAGCAACTACAATTTTATCAGGAATCAATGATAATTGCAAGTTAGAAGTTATAACCCTTACAGATGTTGGATTAAATGGATCACCAGCAAATCGGGATGCAACTCTTGTTTGTGAATCTTGAAGAGTTAAATATCTAGGGGTTTCAGTATAACTTACACTATTACGACTAGATTTAAGTTTAAGCACTTGCGAAGGTTGAAGAGTTAAGAACCGACTGAGTAATTGACAGTTAGAAAAAGCGGATGGTTGAGAATTAACACCAATTATAGAACCGTAAGCGGTTGATGATAAACCAGCAGTTCCTAAAGTAATAGAAGTAATAAATTCTGGTGTATAAAAACCTTGAGCACCAGCACCACCCCCGGCACCTAAAACATTGGAAGTTCTAAAGAATCTACGACAGTTAGAATCAACATTAATATTAAGTGAGATTTGATTAATACCGTAAAGACCTGCACTTGTTCCACTTGCATTATTTACAAATGGGGAAAGTGTCATTAAAGGTTCTACTAAAAGAACTTGACATTCAATTACTGCACGAACAGCACCTGCTTCTTTAATAGTAGTATTAGAATCTGCAATAGGATCTCCAGTTGCATCATATTGAATAATTGCAAATTTACAAGGAAGAGTTCCACGACCAAAATAAGTAGCATCAAAAGACGATTGAAGGACATTTCCTAAAGGATTATTGGATGTGCTATAAGCAATAGCACCACCATCAACAACTCCATCACTATATGATGCGTAATAAAAGTCAGGAAGCGAAGCGGTAGATGTGTTAGTCTCAGAAATTAAAGGGGCATCATTAAGGCGTAAAAGAACCGCTAAAGTATCTTGAGTCTGAGAATTGACAGATACATTATTAATAGTTCCACTAATAGTAGTAATAAGAGAGTTAAGAGGATACGATCCAAATGCTTCGGTATTACCGTAATCAAAAAATCTAGAACCAACTGTTAAATTAGAAAATGGTGTTCCACCAATATTAATAGTGAAATTTACATTAGAAGATAGAAGCATATTACGATCCAATACTACTTCTTGCGATGGGATTTGTGCATTAAATGTAATATTAGATGTACTAACCGATGTGGCAGAGAATTGTTGATAATTCTCTTGACCACTAGATTGAACTGCGAAAGTTACTTCGTCGGTGATTTGTGAGATTATATTGTCTTCAACAAGAACGGAATGAAAATTAGAACTCATATTATATAATTTATAAATATATTTTTTTATAATTTTTTATTTATTTGTAATATAATTCTTTTTCTCAAATAACAATTTAACACAAATTGTAGTATTTGAAGTTAGTAAAAATGGATTTAATGCCCCTAAACGATCACGCCAATATAACTGTAAATCTATAGAAGTTAAGGGTGTTGAACCGTATAATTGAAGTCTTCTATATTCAGATGTGGGGACGTAATATAAAAAGTTCTTGTATAATCCTTCAGTTGAATAATCTGTTAAAATAGGAATTGCTAAAGTATTTGAATTATTATTTACTGGAATTGTTGAAGTTGCATTTTTAATATCATTAATTGTTAAAACGCCTGAAGTATTATTTGGAAGAACGGGTAGTGATGTAGATGTAAGAACTATAGCAGTTATAGGATTCCACTGTTGTACCGTTGGTATCTCTTGATATAGTATATAGCAGGGGTAAGGATCAACACCTGCAGGTGGTGATGGTGGATATAAACCGTTATTAGTATCAGCAAATAAAGTAGTTTGTAATTCAAAATTTTGACCATTTGTAGATGTTTGATTTTTAATGAATAACGGGAAACTGCTAAATAAGTTCGCAGTAGCACTATTAAAAAATATTCCTATAGATCCAGCAGTATCAGCACCATTATAAGCAGTTGAATCTGCAAATATAGCACATATTTGATTAACTGTATCGTAAGTCATTACAGGCGGGTGTATTGTTGGTAAAAGTGTTTGATTACCTAAACCAATAAATGCCTCTATAAAAGTCTGATTAAATAAATAGGGAACATACTGATAGTTATATACATCGTAATACTGTGTATTATTTAATTGTTGTCCTCCGGTTGTAGATGGTGGTGGTGGAACTACGATATCTTTATTCTGACTCTGATAATTTAGGAATGATTGATAAGAAAAACCATTATAAGTTAAAGTAATACTATATACGCTTAAATTAGGATCTGTAGCGGTTGATTGAATTTGACAACGCCAAACTGGCAAACTCTGAGTATCAGCAGTTAATTTTAAGATACTTAACCAATAATCAGAGGGGTTTTGTAGATACGCTTGATTTCTTGCTTCAGAATATTCTGCGGGAATTGGTCTAACATTTTGATTAGATACATTTGACATTATCACATCGTAATACAGTTTTTCTGGATTCATTATATAATAATAATAAATAAAATTATATATAAAAATTTAATAAAAATTTAATAAAAATATTATATTTATAATATATATAATGTCCTCTTTACAAGCGTTTTATAGTGGTGCTTTTACTGGTACAACTCCTACCCTAACTCAAGTTCTATCAACTGGTAATATCGCATCTACTGATATTAATATGGCACAAAATGATTTAATAAATGTTGCATCTATTCAGAATTCAACAGCACCAATTATTGTAACTGCACCTTTAGGTGTTTCTCTTTCTGGAAGTGTAGGAAGTGCGGGACAGGTTTTAACATCTAATGCATCTGCTCAACCAACGTGGCAACCAATAGTACTTCCTGTAAGTTATTATATTGATACACTTGCAGGAACAAGTGGTGATGGTAATGCATCCACATTTACCACGATTACATCACTACCCGCAGGTTATTATCTATTTACTGCTAACTTTGTTTTTTTAAATACAAATGCAGATGTTACAAGAATTTCGTGTTATTTACAAAAACCTGATACAACATATATTAATATTAATCGTATCTATCAAACTGCAAGTGGAACAGCAACAACGGCACAACAATCATACACAATTTCATTTGTAGCATCAAATAATACTGCTCAAAATATAGCGGTTCAGATGTTGGTAGATACTACTTCAAAAGCACTTTTCACTGCAAATCTATTTGGATTTACTTATACTAAACTAGCAGTATAAAAATAGCGTAAGTCCTAGTTTTTTATTATATTTTATAGATTATTACTAAAATAATCTATAAAATTCTAAAATGAAATGATTTCTATTATAATAAAATCTAAATATAAATGATTTTTATAGACAAATAATGATTTTTACTTAATGATTTCTCTTATACTAGATATAATAAGTAATAATTTATAAATTATTACTTATAGATTATAGTTTAATTAGATTTCTCTTAATAGATTTGTCTTATATAAGAAATCTTTCAGTAAAAATCATTATTATTCTATTAAAATCTATTATATTATAATTAAGATTTATTTAGTAAAAATCATTTAATTATAAAATATAGTTATAATTAAATGTTTGTTGAAAATATTGATAATGCATTAAAAATAATTGACTTTGAAATTAATGATGATGATAGAACTAACTTTTATACATTTATATTTAGAACTCATTATAATTGTGATCTACCGTATGATCATCACGAATATCGCCCCCTTAAATATTTTAAGTTATTATATAAGATGATAAAAGACTATTTATAAGAAAAAACAAAAAGTGGCGGATTTACGAAAACCGCTTTTAACTATATAAGAAATAGCGGAAATCGTATTCTTGCCACTTTTTATAATAAAACACTAGCAGGTATAATTGTTAGATCATTTACTGGAATAAATATATGATCTCTTTTCTCTCTATCTTCATACCTTGTATATCTTTTAGTTTCGTAATTTTTAAACTTCTCTTCATCATATTCAATAAATGCTAAATAATCAGTATATTTAAATAATAGTAGTGATTTATCCTTGCATTTATTTAATGTTATCATTGTTGTCGGGTACTGTTGCATTTTATTCGTTCTTGTTTTAAGTTCGTAATTATATTCATTATCTTTATAATCAAATGAATTATATCGTCCTTCAGTTGCTTTAATATCTCTTTTAAAATATTCTCTAATAATTGGTAAGATTGACTCTTCTGATTTTTTACCAAATTTATATCTTTGTGGTGCTTGACTACTATACATTATTAATAGGTTAGATTTTAATTTTTGATTTAAACGGTAAAAATCTAAAGTATTTTATTTTTTTGTTAAAATCTAAATTAAAAAATATAGTTATAATATATAATGGAAAGTAAAGTTAAGTATTACGAAACGAAATTAAAAGAAATGCTTAGTAATGATGATTTTAGTAAATATCTTAAAGATGCACCAGAAAATTTAATTACTTATAAAGAATTGAAGAATTTTAAAACAATGGCAGAACTATTAGAAAAAGAATTTGATTATAAAATATTATTAGTAGAAACAGAAAGAAATGCTGGACATTGGTGCGTTTTAGTAAGACGCGGTGATACTGTTTTTTGGTGTGATTCATACGGTATGAGTCCTGCAAAAAGTATAAATATGATACCATCTTATATTAGACGTATGTTAGGTCAAGAAACAGATCAAATTAAAAGATTATATAAAAGTGCAAGAGAAGAGGGTTTCAAAGTAGAAGAGAATGAATATGACTTTCAAGAAGATCTCCCTAATATTAATACTTGTGGTCGGTGGGTATTATTTTTTATAGAATGTATCAAAGAAGGAATGAATTTTAAAGAAATGATTGCATTAATTGAAAAGCAAGAAGAGAGAACGGGCAAACCATCAGATATTTTAGTTGTTGATTATTTCCCTTAAAAAGTGGCAAATATACGAAAACCGCTTTTAACTATATAATAAAAAGCGGAAACCGTAATTCTGCCACTTTTTTAATCTTGTTTAATATAGTTTGTATCCATTACATTAACTGATGTACCCATTGCTGTCGCATCATTTTGTTTCTCTTTATTTTCTTTTGAATATTTATCTGTCAAGTAAATATTTCTAAGCATTGATACGGATATTTTCTTCTTAAATATTTTATTTAATACTCTTGTAATTGCATTAATAGACTCAAATGCAGTCCCATCTGATTTTACTAAAAATGCACCAGTCTTATCTTTTCTAAATTTTAAATATAATGTGATTACATCCATTAATTCTTTCGGAATTTCAATAATTTGTTCTTTATAAGTTCCTGCAGTCTTATAGTTATTAAAAATGAATTTCTTATTTTTAACATCTAAATAATTATATTCTTTATCCATCTCTTTATCATCTAGAATTTTCATTTTTAAATAATCATTTCGTCTAGGTGGTATTAGAACGTAGAGAGAAAGGACTAAATAATTCATTAAAATTTCAAAATCTGGTTGATCAAGTTTTCTTTTACCTTTAGTTAAATTACCGACATCTATTTTATAATTGTCCCACAATTTCTTAATCTCTTCTTGACTCATCCAATTTTCAGATTGTGATTCAGATTTATTAGTATTATTTTTTAAATTTTTATTGTAATCCATCATTTTTTCGTAATAAATATCAAATGCTTTTTTTAATTTTGGTTGATCTTTTAAAATTGATACAATACTAATTAAATAAGTTCTTTTAGTATTATCTTTCAAATGTTTAATTTTGTCTAAAATTTTTGTAGTATTTTTTAAAAAATTATAATCTGTTGGATCTTGATTATCATTAAGACGCTTGATATTTGAAAGGTATAATTTTTTTGAAGATTCTTTAATTGACATTTATATATATAATCTAGATTATTTTTTTTAGATTTTATTTTAATTATTTTATAAAATAAAAATATATAATAGTTTATATAATGGCATACTCAGTTTATAATTTAAATAATCGTATCAACTACTTACAGAATGAAATAAATAATGGTGGTGGTGGTGGTGGTGATGCTTCTTTAACTGCAAACCAAACCTTCACAGGCATTAATACTTTTGATAATGCTACTAATATTGCGAATACACCTAATGCATCACACACTGTTAATTTAGGAAATATTAATGCAACTACAACAATTAAGGGTTCAATTCTAAATAATGATGCCCCAGTTTATAATATTGGTTTTAATCAACTTGGAGAAGTAAATATAAAAGGGACAGAAATTAATGTTGAAGGATCAACAAATATAAATACAATTGGTGATTTTGATACTACTATCGGTAATTTTAATGCAACAACTACTAAAATTAATGGTGCTATAGATTTAGATGCAACTAGTATAATAGCAAAATCAGATCTTAATATGAATCAAAATGATATAACAAATGTATTAAGTATTCAAAATACTTCTGCCCCTATTTCATTACTTGCCCCTAGTGGTTTATCATTAAATAGCACTGTAGGAACTACCAACCAATATTTAGGTTCTAATGAATCTGGACAACCAACGTGGAAAACATTACCCGCTGGTGTTAATCCATCATTAAGTGATGTTTTATCATTAGGCGGTAATAGTGCTGGTTCTACAGATATTAATATGAATCAAAATGATATAACAAATGTATTAAGTATTCAAAATACTTCTGCCCCTATTTCATTACTTGCCCCTAGTGGTTTATCATTAAATAGCACTGTAGGAACTACTGACCAATATTTAGGTTCTAATGCATCGGGACAACCAACGTGGAAAACATTACCCGCTGGTGTTAATCCAACATTTAATAATGTTTTAATTGCTGGTAATACAACTACACAAACGGCAACATTTAACGATATTAACGGGGTTGAATCTGTAATTGTTAAAGGAAATCGGGTTCAATACACTTATACATCTACAGATCCTGCTGATTCATCAACAACAAAATTAGATAATTTTTTAACTGTAAAAAATACTGCTACAACAAATAATTCGTCTATATCTTATAATCGTATTTCATTATTTAATAATGTAGATGATATTGCTTCTTTCCACGATGTAGATAATTTTACATTATCTAAAGGTGCAAATACTGCAATTATAAGCGAGAGTTCTTCATTAACTATTGATAAATTAAACTTTTTTAAATTAGGTGATACTAATACTGATTGCGGAATACAAAAAAATGGAACAGCACTACAATTAAATACAAATGGAACATTAAAATTAAATGGATTAACAGGTTCAACAAATCAAGTATTAAAATATAATTCTTCAGGCAATGCTGTTTGGAGTGATCCTACTATACCAACATTAAATTCAGTCTTAGGTTCTGGAAATACAACAACAAATAGTGCTTCTTTTACTAGTGGAAGCGGACCAACTCTTGAAACAACTACTATTGAAGGGTCAGGAATCACTTATAGTAATTTATATACAAATGCATATGTTGCTGATACAATTACAATGGAAAATCTTGATGTAACAGAACAAACTAATATAAGCAAAACACAAATAGATATTTTAGATTTAAATTCAAATGATACTACAACAATAGATAAGAATAGTATATCATTAGAACACGCATCTTCAGTTATTGGAATATCCGATAATACTATAAAAATAGATAATACAACAATTTCACCATTTATTGAAATAGTTTCAGATACAAGATCTAAATTAGAAAAGGATAAATTAACATTTACATTTGGAACACCATCAGTACAAAACGCAGGATTATCAATCGTATCTAATGGATTACAATTAAATACAAATGGAACATTAAAATTAAATGGATTAACAGGATCAACTGATAATGTACTAAAATTAAATTCTTCTGGAAATGCTTTTTGGGGAACTGCTGGAGGAAATCAAAGTTTTAATGATGTTTTAGTTGTTAGTAATACAACAACAAATAGTGCTATATTTAATGGAACATCAACAAATACAAACACTATAGGCGGTGATAGTGTGGTTTTTACAGATGGATCTACATCATTAACTGTTAATAAAACAGGTATTACAACAAGAAATAGTGTTCAAACTAGTGATCATTTTCTAACATTTGTTGATACATCAACTACTGGAGTTAGTGCAATTCAAAAAACTGCTGGGATAAAAGTTATTCCATCGTCAAATACTATTTACGCTACAACATTTAATGGAAATTTAACTGGAACAGCATCAAACGCAACAGATGCAACAAATGCAACAAATGTTAATTTAACTTCATCAGGTGCAAGTGCTACAACATTTTATCCAACATTTGTAACAACTGGAACAGGTAATAAAGCATTAAATTCTTATACTGGTTTATCTTACGTTCCATCAACTGGAACTTTAACCGCTACAAATTTTAATGGTAATTTAACTGGAACAGTTTCAAATGCAACTAATGCTACATTTATAGCAACTACATCAGATACAACAACTAGCACCGCACAATTCTTAACTTTTGTACCAACATCAAGTACAGGTAATCAAGCAGAAAAAGTTAGTAGTGGATTATCTTTTATTCCTTCTTCAAATACTTTAACTACATCTAATTATATTGGTAATTCTTTACAGCGTTCAGCAGTAGGAGCATTAACAATTGGTAATAATTCAAATACAACATCAATGACAATTGGAGGGGGAACAGTTGGTACAACAATTGATATGGGAGTAATTGGAAGTAGAACAGGATTAATAAAAATTGGAACTGGATCAGGATCTGGAAATGTAGAAATTGGATCTACTTCGGGAACAGTAACAATAAATGGAACATTATCTAATTCTACTTACGCACCAACAACTGTAAATACTACAAATGTAAATACACAAACAATAGATTATAATGGAGTAGGTGGTCAATTAGTTATAGGTGGTTCTTCAACCACAACATCAATGAGTTTAGGGACTGGCATTACAACAGGAAATATTGATATCGGAATAGGATTAACAAGTGGTGATGTAAATATTGCCACAGGTAATTTAGTAAAAGAGGCAGGTTGTGCAGTTAATATTGGAACAGGTGGAACAATAGCAAATACAATTGCTATTGGTAGTGCTACATCATTAACAACAGTTGGTGGAACATTAGGCGTTGGTTCTACAGTAACTGCACCAACTTTTAGTGGTGCTTTATCTGGTAATGCTACATCAGCAACAACAATAGCAACTACAGCAGATACAACAACAACTACTGCACAATATTTACCATTTGTTCCATTATCAACTACAAGCACACAAGCAGAAAAGATAAATAGTAATTTAACTTTTATAGCATCATCAGGCACACTTGGATCAACTATTATATCTACACCAACAGTTAATTCTACAGGATCAGGAAATTCACTAGCACTTGGGGGTAATATAACAACAGGTAGTATTAATATCGGAACTGCTTTAACAGATGGTGATGTAAATATTGCAACATCTACTACAACAAAACTTGCAGGTTGTGCCGTAAATATTGGAACGGGTGGAAGTGTTGCAAATACTGTTAATATTGGTGCTTCTACTTCAGTTACTACAATTGGTAGTGATTTAACCTTATCAGCAGGTAAAGGTATAAAAGCGGGAACAGTTCCTGCTTCTACAGTTGCAGGAGGGACACTTTATAATAAAGCAATATATGCTACTGCTACAGTAGGCGGTGCAGTTACTTTTACAGCAAATTATATTGGTGATACTCAATATGCTTATCTTTCATCAAATTCAACAAATCTGGCAACAGGTGAAACAACAATTTTAACAATCAATCTAGTAAAAACAGGAGTATATGCAATGTCTTGGTTCGCAAACTATAAAAATGCAGGAACAGCATCAAGAACTAGTTCTATATTAACTTATTTAAGAACTGGTAATAGTTCATCTGTTCCAACTGTTGCGGGTGGTTATTCAATTCCTTATCAAGCACAATATGCAAATTTTCAAGCATATTATCCTACGCCAATAAATTTTTCATCTTCTACTGGTTATAGTGGTTCAACTACTGCATTTTTACAAGGAAATGAAACTGGATTAGGAGGTAGTGGTATTGTTGATTTTCAAACAGCGCTAGTTTATTCAGTAGGACCTACAGATTTACAAATGCAAGGAGGATTACTAGCAAATTGTGTTATTATAACACGAATTGCTTAAAAAATATAAAATAAAATATATATAATTATTATTATATGGATAATAATATACTTTCTTATTTAAAAATAATTCAAGGATTTATAATTACATTTGTTAAACCTTCTGATACATTACTTACAGTTGATAGTCTAAAAGAATATTTTATAAATTGGTATGTAGGTGAGTATGATGTTAATATTATTATTATATATTTATTAGATCAAATGAATTATAAATTTGAACAAACTGAAAATGGATGGTCAAATATTAAATTAGAGTTTTAAACGGAAGTGCTTGATGTAATTATAATATTATCAAATAAATTTTCACTTGAATTACTTGAAGTTGTGGGTGATCCTAAATATTTTTTAATATCAATTTCAACAAGTGTATCTTTCTTTAGTGTGTGTCTTAAAAGTGTAGATTGTTCTATTAATTTAATATATTGACTATACGATTGATTTAAAAATTCAAGAGGTGGCAAATGGCGATCTTCTTCTTTTAATTGCAATATTTTAAAAATAGAAACTGATAATATATAGAATTCTTTACTTAATGCAATTTCATCATTAATATTATTAGATAGATTCAAATATAATTTTATAGACGTTATTATTGCTATAAACATTGATATAGT